ACCTTCAATAAAGTTATTTTCAACTAAAATATTTAATTCTTTAGTTTTGGATTCTGGTGTAACTTCACCTCCCTCAGGAGTTGCTCCAGGTGCTGCTGGAGCTTCAGGTGCTGGTTGTTCTGGGGGCGGTGGTGCCATTGTTTCCGCACCTGAGGGTTCAAATCCTCCTGTTTCAGGTGCTGATTGTGTTGTAGTTCCTCCAGTGGTTGACCCATATAGTTTGTCTAAATTATCAAATATTCCTGTTTTTGTTATTACCGTTGGTGTTGCTTTCAATTCTTCACCCACAGCTCTTTCTAATCTTTGTTGTTGTAAATCCAATTTGACTTCATCATCTGACCAACCAAAAATATGTTTTTTAGCCCAGGTTGTAGATGTTGCAGATATTCCACCTCCTGGGTCAGATACCATATCTTTATATAGTGTGACCTTTTCTTTCCAAACATCAATTTTGAGTAGGTCGGCTTGAGTAGAGGGATTTGTAAGACCTAAAGTAAAATTCTCAAGTTCATCTTCAAAGCCTAAAAGGAATAAATGTACAATTGCAATTTTATTTAATTCCTGTAGCATACTTTTTTGAATCCTATTGATTGTTCTGGCAAACCTGATGTCTTGTAAGGAAAGGTTTTTACCATCACCTACCACCTCCTCAAATCCTAAAAATGCTTTAGGAACTCTAAGAGCTGTTAGTAATTTTTTCTGAATATATTCAATATCAGCAATTTCTGATAAATTTTGTGCACCAGGAAGTGTGTCAATTGGACTCGGTGCTGCTGGGTCTCTGACAGGAACGAAATAATCTTGGTCTACCGCCATCTGATTAAATCTCATATCAACTTGACCCGTTTTACTATCTACTATTTGTTCCCTCTTGAATTTGTTGGCAACACGCTGTACATATGCTTCAACATCATCATCGTTCATGTTTCCGACGAAAACTTTGAAAATTCTTCTTTCAGGTGCTCTAGAAGTACGATAAATCAACATCGCATCTTCAGATAATAATAATTGTTTCCAAATTCTTCTTGCTTTTTCTAACATTGAAGTACCGTAAGGTAACCTCCTGTCATCACCTAATAATCTAAAATGTGCAATTTCCCATGATTGGAATGTCATGTTTTTATTTTTCCAATCAAAGTGAAGTGCTTTTCTATCTTCAGGCTTATCAGGTTCAACTGTAATTTTCTGTGATGTTCCCACTTCTCTTCTTTCGATTTCGATTGTAGGTAATTGTTGACAACCAACAATTCCTTTTTCAGGGTCCAATTTAAGATAAACGAAGTTATCACCATACTTACAAGTGTTTCTTGTCCACATGGGTAGATTTGTGTTTATATCTAAAGTATTGTTGAAAAGGTCAGCTAAAACTGATTTGATTCTTTTAGATTCCGAGTAAATTTGCAAAATAAATCCATCTTCATTAGTTGTTGTTGATTCCTCAGCATAAATGTCCAAAGCTGCGGAAATTTCAGGCGTGTATTCCATTGACTCATAATCATATTGTGCCGATAACCTAGATGGTTCATAATAAATGGCCTGAGAGTATAGATTGTTTTCAACTTTAGCCCACTGATTTGCTAAATAAAAACTTTGTTGTGCTTGTAACTTTTCCCTCTCATATTCAGTTCTGTCAGTTGTACGTAATAATACTTTTTTGTCAAACTTATATGTGGGATAATCTTGACCTAACAAAGAATTGGGTCCAAAGGTTTTGGATAACCTTTGCCAAATCGTTAAATTCTGTTCACTCATTTTTTAATTTTACTTGTCTAATCAATAATATAAATAGTTATTTGGTCCCAAATAACCACCCATATTTTTGATAATCGGCCTTAGTTGGACCGTTTGTTGGATATATACCTGAATTACGATTAGACTGAGGAACCATAGGATTAAAATAATCTGAGGTGTTTTTATTTTCGTTTACGGTTGAGGTCCATGAATTTAGCATTGCTTTAGTGTGGTTGACAACTTTTTGTAATGATTGAAATGATTTCTCTGCAACATATATCGCCATAGATATGGCCATTATACAATCATCATGGTGTCCCTTTTGATGGTCAGGCCTACCGTTTATAAAAATAAAGGTATTCATTTCGTTATATAAACGATTGGAATAGATTTTAAAATCATGTCTTACTGCCTCTTCAAGAGATGCAATTATCTGAACCCTTTTGGAATTAAAATTTATACCAGGTATTTTTTCATTAGCTTTTGGGTCCCATTTCCATTTTTTATTTGGGTCTATATTGTCAACATATAAACCTCCCTCATAGTTTAATTCTTGCATTTTTCGGGCAGTAGAAATTCCCATTCCACCAGTTATATCAATAACACAGTAAGCTCTGTACATTGTACCCCATTTGTAAGCAATCTCCGCAAGTACATCTGGAGGGATTTTACCTACATATTCTAATACTTGTTCTTTGGTATCAAAGTCAATAATTTCTATACATGAAAAATCCTCAGAATCACCTCTTGAAACGTCAACACCCATTACGTACTTATGATTATTTTCAGGTTCTTTGAAAATCCAAAGAGAACTTCCCATCAATTTAGCTTGTGGCTCTCGGAGACTGTTTTTTGCAATATTTTGCATCAATTCAGACTCAAAAACATTATCACCTGAACCCAAAAAATTACACTCCAATTCTTGGGCAACTTTTCTTCGGTCAAATTTTAGTTTTTTGACCATTCCTTCGAACCACGCAGAACATGGTTTATAACCCTTGTTTATGTAATCTGTTGTAATTGAATGGTCTCTCTCATATGGATTTTCTATTGAAAGGTCAATAACTACATCTTTGGCGTAGTCTTCTCTATTGAGAAGAAAATGAACTAAGTCGTTTGTTTTTACAACATAAAGGTCTTTTGTATATCTCGGGTCTCGATACCAAAACATTTCTGAAATTTTGAACTCATTCATTCCTCTGAGTGCTTGGTCATAAATTTCATAATAGATTGGGTCATATCCGTTTGGTGTTGAAACAACTATAACTTTACCACCTGTAGAAAGTGAGGCCATACATGCAGACCAAAAATCATTGTCCGCCTCAATGAACGCTGCTTCATCAAAAATTAATATTGTAGGTGTGTAACCACGTAAGGCATCTTTAGATGTAGCAACTGCCTTTACTTCACAATCATTTGAAAGTTTGAAATGTCTTTGTGAGTTTTTTTCTGCAGAAAACCCGATACCAACCCACTCAGGCCATTGTTCCGTGAACGACCTTATTTTGTTAGCCATCTCGACGGAAGTGTCAAGTTTATTGGCAATTATTAGAATTTTTTCAGGTTTTTGTTTTTTTGCGAAAACTAATTTTTTTGAAGCCCAAGCTGCTGTCACGGTAGAAACACCTGCTTGTCTGTATTTTAGGGCAATATTTTCATTATGAGCATCATAATCTTCAATCAATCTTACTTGGTCAGGAAATAAATCTAAAGGAACGTACTTAGATACCGTGTTATCGTAAGTTTGTAAATAAGTTTTTAATGCATACGGAGTGTTCCTCATGCATTTTGTATATTCAATAATTAGTTGTTCTTTCGTCATCCAAAATTATTTGGGTCGACTTATACCTAAATTACTCAAGAAGTCGTCCAAACTATCGTCATCGTCAATATCGGAATCATCACTTTTCTTTTGAGTTTTCAAATAATCTTCATACTCTTTTTTAAGTTCCATCGCTTTTTTCATGATTTCTCTGTAACGTTCTTTAGCCTTTGAAACTTTTGATGGAATCTTTGAAATTGTATCGCCAAAAATTTGAAGAAATTCACGATTTGGAATTTGGTATAATTCGATTTCAAACCAGTTTATCAAACCTTTATTTTCAGGAAGAAACATTTCGTCGGGTAACGCAAATCTAAGTTTTTCTACAACAGGAGGTCCTAACCGCAACTGCATGGGTTCGTTAGAGAGAACATCAACAGCTGCTTTCACTTTTTCACGCATTTGAGGGTCCTTGGGTAGACCAAATCTAGCGTTAGCCTTTTTGATTCCTTTAATAATTTCATGACATAAAATTGGAAAAAATAAACCCTCGGCAACTATTTTGGTGTCTGGTTTATCTTGAGAATCTTCTTCTCCTTCTCCTCCTTTGTCATCAGCATCCTCCAACGATACTTTACCGGCAACACCATTTCCTGTGGCTGACATGTGTTCAATCATTTGTTCCATGGTGAAATACAATAAATCATTGACGGCCATAACCCCCAAATAAGCTGGGTACAATCTTGAGTCGATTGCGTCAAGTTTAGTTTTAACTTCAGGTTTTTGAAATAAGTAGTGTCCTTTTTTTGCGGCACCCTGAACAAGAGCATTTATAATATTTCTTTTGTGTTTCTCTAACTCAAACTCTTCTTGTGGTGTCAAATTTTCAATATCAAAATCATCAAAACTCAAACTCTGTTTTTTTTCTTCATTTTCATCATCTTCATCTTCGGGTTCTTCGGGTTCGTATCTAAAATTGTCCACGTCAATAGGTTCTCTATTTAACATGGCTTCAATTTGATACCAATCCTCAGGTGTCTCAGTTTCATCCAAACAAACATCTTTAGCCAATTCTTCCAATTCCTCTCTATGTTGAGATTCGATTCTTAAAATCATAGGTACCTTACTCATCTCCTCCATATAAATTCTTTGAATTACATTAGGAGTTAGTCTTTCCATCCCTTTGACTTGACGCAGCTTATCAACGACCGTTTTGAAACGTTCTGTTGCTAACCTTTCTACATCTTCAACCCCTTTTTGGAATGCTGGTGAGCTAGCATATAAATTTTCGGGACTTGAAAGTTTTCTTTCTAAGTTTGGGTCCATCCTCTCAGGATAATTCCCATAATCAATTGCTTCTAATGTTCTTTTTTTCATTTTTTTCTCAACATTTTCATTATAGTAGATATAACTTTGTCTTTGACTTTTTCTGGTTCAACTGCCATCGGTGACTCTTTTTCACCTGGATTAGGATTTTGTCCAGGTCTCATGGGTCTAGGTTTTGGTTTTGTAGGTGTAGCCGGTTTTGTAGGTGTAGCCGGTTTTGGGGGTGCTGTAGCTGGTTCCGATTCTCTCAAGTATTTCATGAGGTCTTTTTTTGTAATTTTTGGAGAAAGATGTCTTTCGACAATTTTTTGAATTTCTGTTTCTAAAAACAAAGATACATTTTTTTTACTTTCTTCCAAAGATTTTTTCACACCCATAACACAACTTTCATACTTGGCTTTTTGTTTTTTTGTCCACTCACTTCTTTCCGTAGTTCCGAATTCTTCTCCCATTTTTGCAGTACAAATAGCCCAGGGATTTTTCGCATTTTTCTTTTTTGACTCTTCAATCGATTCAAAATTATACATACCATCATCATTCATGGAAGAGTCTTCTGTTTTATCCGGTCCGAACCCATCGTTTGAACTTGGACCAACTTGTTGTGGGTCTTGAGTTTGTTTCTTCTGATTTGGGTCCATATCAACTTCTTCCTCTTCCTCTAATTCTTTTTCAATCATCTGAACAGGAACCCCCTGTGTAGATAAGTTTTTTACCGTTTGAATCGCATTTGGTGTTGTACTTTTGATTTGTACGGGAGCACCTTTGGATTGTATTTGTTCACCAAATAATTTTGAATGTAATAAATTTATTTCAGATTCATTCAATTTCAGAACAGTTCTTGAAGGGATTCCTTTTTCAATAAGTTCCAATGATTTAATTTTAATTTTCATATACAACTTTCTTTTCAAATTCGAGAATCAAATCTCTCTCGTATAATTTATCTTTTATAACTTGCTCTGACTCTCCGAACCTAAAAATCATTCTTTTATGTCCCTTTATTTCTTCAGGTTCCCAAGCCATCGCAACTACATCATCTAAGGCATCTATCATACAAAAAAAATCGGAGTTCTGAATCAATTCCAATTTAACATCAGTATTTCTCAAAACTCCTACCTTTTTTATATATTTCAAATTCGGAGGTGATGGATAACCATTACTTGGTTTTGATTCCCAATTTTCTCCCCAAACATCTTCCAAATTTTCGTCAGAAAATATGAATTCGTAAATGTTATCGCCTTTGTAGTTAGGTCCTAAACCATTAACGAAAACCAATTTACTCATAAAATTTCTCCCTCAGGTGATATTTTAATTTGTTTTTGGTTATTTTCAAAAACTATATTTTTTTTATTTGTTTTACCAACAACATTGAAAGAAGGATTTGCTCTTAAAAATTTTTCTGAGACAAGTTCTTGTTTAACAGACTCAGAAAGTTTCACTACTTCTGTCATTTTTTTTCTTAGAGTTACCTCTTGTATTTTACTTTTTCTTTGTTTTTTTTCTTTTGACTCCAAGATTTCCTTCTTTGTGATTTCGAAATATCTTGATAAAACTTTATCAACTTTTGATTCTTTGAAGATACTATCAAGTATTGAACCGTTTCCAGAATTCATTTCACCCATCTCAGCCTTTGGTTTGTCCATATCTACTTCAATATCTTCAACTTCCGAATCTGAGGTAATATCCTCATCATCTAATGACAATTCATCATCAGACATATCCGTGTCCATATCTCCTTCAGGTCTTTCTTCCGCATCTTCAAATTTAGACATGATATCCTCTTTGTCTTCCTCAGATAAGTTTTTCAAATCTAATGAAGAAAGAACCATGTTTATTACATATTTTATGTCTTCGGAAGTCATCCCGTCTTGATTATCAAACTCTCTAATTTTTTGTGTAAGTTTTCCTGTCAATTTTTGAATTGTCTTGAATGTTACCATCTCATCAGATGCCGATGACATATCTTCTGAAGAATCATCCATTTCAGGTTCACCCTCAGGAGCAGATTCTGTATCATCCATTTCCATATCTGCATCCAATTCAAGTTCACCATCAGGCATTTCTTCAGCACTCATATCCATTTCTTCTTCCCCTCCAACAGGTGAATCAGGTAATTCTGGTTGAGGAACCGCTGGCGGTTCTGCTGGTGGTGCCGGTGGTTCTGCATCAACGGGTTCAGGTTTAGGAGTTTTCAGAACAAATTTCTTTTGTTCACCATATAATTCTACTCCACCTTCATTTTCATTCAATCTATTCAACTCTCCGGCCAATAGATTTAGTCTCTTGAACGCCTGTGAATATGAAGAATAATACTTCCTATTTTTCATAGGCTCTATGTAATCTAACTCAGACTCAGAAACTATTTTCTTGATTATATATCCTTGTTTTTCTTTTACAATCTGATAATCATTACCATCGGCTAGATTTATTGAATAGAATGATTTTGCCGTTTCGTTTACTGAATTCGGAATTGTTTCATTATACTTAGCGATTTCAAGAATTCTTTTGATTTTGTCTTGACCTGTGAGTTTTTCACTCCCTATTGGTTTTAAGTCTCCCATTTTTATATTTTTTTATATGTTTTAATTATTGAGTCCGTTAAATCCTCCTAATGTTATGGCGTTTAGTTGGATTGCTATTCCGTTTTGAGTTGCATATCCCGGATGAGGTACTTGTGTTCCTGGTGGTAATGTTCCGCCACTGAAAGAACCTAACATACCCGCAGTATATTCATAATTTTGATTCACTGAGGTTCCAGTATATACCACACCACATTCAGCACAATCAACAAATGGACCATCATTGTATATTGCAGTAGCAACTATCGGACCGTAACTTGTATCGGTGACAAAATAACAATTATAATCTAAATTGTTATTGTCAAATGTGAATAAATACATTTCTCCAATACTTGGGGATACACCTGAAATTTCAACAATAGATGAAGTACCGAAACAATCCACGATTTCCCAAAAACCAGGAGGAGTTGGAGTCGGTGTCGGAGTCTTTGTTGGTGTCGGTGTATTAGTTGATGTATTGGTAGGGGTTTGAGTTTGAGTAGGAGTCTTTGTTGGTGTCGGTGTATTAGTTGATGTATTGGTAGGGGTTTGAGTTTGAGTAGGTGTATTAGTTGGTGTTGCTGTATTTGTTGTTGTATTAGTTGGCGTTTGTGTTGGAGATGCCGTGTTAGTTGCTGTATTAGTTGGCGTTTGTGTTGGAGTAGATGTATTAGTTGGTGTTGCTGTATTTGTTGCTGTATTAGTTGGTGTTTGTGTTGGTGTCTTTGTCGGAGTTGGTGTTTGTGTTGGTGTCTTTGTCGGAGTTGGAGTTTGCGAAGATGTTTGGGTTGGTGTGACTGAAGCTGTTGGAGTAGGGGTTGGGACCACTAAACATGTGCCACAATCACCATAATTAGATGACATGGTAAGAACTTTATCGACACCTGTAGCAGGCTCAGCATTGTCAATTATATCATAACATCCCTCAGGAGTTGCCCCTGTAAAAGTCAAATAATAGTTACCATTCACCGCAGGAAGTGACGAACTATCAAAATCTACTAAAATCGCAGAACCACCAGAACAGGGTCCTAAAAGATATGTTACTAAGGCCATCTAATTTTTCTTTATAAATATAAGAGTTTTGAGAAATAATCTAATTATCTGAGACTTGGGCTTTTAATCGATGCACCATTCTCATAACCATCAATCACTTTTTCAACTAAATCCCCTGTTCCCCATGTCTTCAAAGAGGAACATTTAGCAATTTCCGATGCGCCAATATCATTTATCAAGCCTGATACAATACAATTGTACCTCCCATTCGTCAAGGTCCTGAGAGTTGCATACATTCCATCATCTAATGTTTGATAATTTTGAACTCCTACAGAATTAAAATCAGTTGAATTTTCTAGCTTGTGAGTGGTATTGAATGGGTTGAAGTTTCCCGCTTTGCCCTCAGCTTGTCTCCAAGCAAGTAAAAATTTCATATTTTCATTTGTAATAGGGGCACCCAATTTTCTCAGTAAGGTTTCATAAAATTCTTGGTCTGCTTTATATTCTAAATCAAAATCCCTTTCGTACTGTAAACCCCTCAAGTTAGAATCAGAAAACCCTTTCTGTATCAACATCGCTAAAAGATATTTTGAGTCTTCTACACCGAAAATTCCTGTTTGTGGTAAACCGTTACTCGATTGAAAATCTTTCACTGCTCCTTGAGTTTCAGGTCCGTACTTTCCATCCACTCCGTATTTTGGTAATGAAAACCCTAAAAATTGTAAACCAGACTGTATAACTTCTACTGGTTGTTCATAAGGAATTTTTTGACCAGGTGTATATTCAAAATATAATCCATCTTGAACATATGACATTATTTTTTTCAAAAAAACAGAGTCTGACAATGTGTTCCAAACCATCTCTTGTTCTTTATTAAATTTTTTCTTTCTCTCAGACTTTGGTGCCGCTTGAATACTACCTTTGGAGCATTTTAGTGTACCATCATCATTTAAAAATTCTCTGATGTTATGTCCCCATTCTACCCCGATGTGCACGTGGTCATAAGAACTACCAGGCATATCCATGACATAACCTAATAACTGTCCACACTGAACAGATGAGCCCTTTCGAACCTGAACGTTTTGTAAATGTGTATAAAAAACATTTGGTAAACCATCAGTACTTTTAACCGTAAATCCTGCACCATATAATTTTTTACCATTCGTTTTGATTATTTTCGGCCCATAATCTTCAAAAGTGGTTACAGTGCCGTTAGCAATTGCATATACAGGTTCTCCAATTGGTGCTTTTATGTCCCAAGCATTAGCACTCGGCCATCCACTTTGACCTGCATGAGCACCATCAATTGGAATTTCAACCTCAGAAGAGCCGAATAATCTGTCACTTTGTGTTTGTTCATTTAATTTGGATTCGATGGAAAGTTTTCTATCTTTTTCTTTGTTTAAAGCCCCAAAAAGTTTACCAATCATTTCCGACCTTCTAAGAAATTTGAATACCAAGTTTTCATATGAAAATTCACCCTCTCTTTCTAATCCGGCTTTCCGATATTTTTTTATTTTTTCTTTAAGAGATTTCATTTTTTCAATATCTTCACTTTCGATAGTATCATCAATTTTTGAAATCCATCCTTTAACTTTCTTTTTCAAGAAATCAAAATCTACTTCCGCATTTTCTTTTTTGGGTTTTTGAATCCATTCATCATTCATAATTGAATAGACCGCACTACTTGAATGCTCATCATCAGCTCCTTGAGCATAAACTTCTACATCGTATCCATAAATGGTAATTTCATGTTTGTTGTTGAATTTATCTTTTTTCAAATCAAACATTTCTCTATATAAATCTTCCTCTTTCCCGTATTTTTCGAAATCTACCAATAAATGTAAATCAAAGTCAGAAAATTCTGACCAATTATAATTGGCCAACGAACCCATCAAAACAATATCTTCAACAAAAACGTCATCCCCTAAATTATCTGAAAATTCGTCAGCAATTTCTAATAATTTTTTTCTTATATTAGGTTTCAGAGACGCCTTGTCAATATCTTCGTAATTATCCCATACCTTGGGATTTAAATTTTCTTGTAAAGAAAAACTATCTAAAATTTTTTGAAACTTATTCATCCACAATAAATACTGCGAAAATTATAGTTTTTTGAATTTGTATTTTTTGGAAATTTCGGTTGAAAAAAATTTCCCTTGAGATTCGGACAACCTAAATCTTGTATATATTTGATGTGGTACATCTTCGTATTGATATCTTGAACCATTCAAAAATTCAACAACCATCATTTTTGTCTCTGTGTCATATTCGGTTTTTTTCAAATTAGATGACTTTATCTCATTTATAATTCTAGTACCTTCTATTGTTTCTTTGATTACTGACATAAAAAAATTTTATAAGTTTTATTTTAACTAAAGAATTATAATTATAAGTATGAATGTAAATGAATCTTTTAGATATTATGGGAACTACGACGTGTCCAATATTTTGAAAATTTTGAATGAAAATAAGGTGGATTGGAATGAATTTACTTTGAGACAAAAGGCATGTACTGATATGGTCAACACACAAACAATAAAAATAGTTTATGATGACGATTTTTTTTCAACTAATTTCAATCCTGTTTTAACGAAAAATTACGTATTCTTTGAGGATGATTTGAAAAATATATCCGAGGTTATAAAAAAACACACCGAAGGGTTAGGTTATTTACTCAGAGCAATTTTAACCAAGCTTTACAAAAAAACTATTATACCAACTCACGTAGATAGTGCAAATAATACTTTCAAATTCTCAAGAAGAATACATATTCCCATTATTACAAATGAAAGGTGTATATTCAAAGTAGGTGAAGAATCTCTAAACATGAAAGTTGGTGAAATTTGGGAAATGAATAATGATAAATTACCTCACTCTTTTATGAACGAGGGTGATGAAGACAGAGTTCATTTGATAATAGATTGGTGCGAAAAAAACCCTCAAACTAATTGAGGGTTTTTCATCAAAGGAGATTGATTCTTTTTTTCTCTTGCTTTTTATAATTAGGTACGAATACCGTTAGTAGACCGTCTTCTATCGTGGCCTCAATCTCGGATGAATTATACTCCTTACCAATTTTAAATTCTTTGGAAAAAGATTTAGTTTTTTCCTCTCCGTTCAACTTATAAACTCTTTTTCCTTCAATAATTAAAATTCCGTCTTCCATTTCAACTTTCAAATTAGATTTGTTAAAACCTGGAACCTCGAAGAAAAGATATGCACCATCCTTAGTTTGGTTTATTTCATAATTCTCTTCATTTGAATTTTTTGAAATTACTGAGGTTTTGTAATAAGAGTTTGAAGTTCCGTTGAAAATTTCATCGAAAATTCTGTTCAATTCATTGTTTGATAAAATCATAGTTTTTTTTGTTTTTGAGGTTTATTATTTATATAATTAGATTCAACTTTTGTGCCGTAAACAGATAAATGTCATAATGTCATGTAAAAAAAAATTATTATGACAATTTTACAAATTATTTGTTTGTGTACATTTTTTGATACATCTTTGTAAAAAATACATACTATGAATGAACTAATGGATGATGATGACATGAAAACAAGTAGAAAACAAAAAACCTCTGACAGTTCTTCTCCAGTTTTGGACAATTTCAGTAGAGATTTAAACAAACTTGCATCTGAAGGTAAATTAGACCCTGTAATTGGTAGAGACCGAGAAATCTTGAGGATTGCACAAATTCTTTCTAGACGAAAAAAAAATAACCCCATTATTTTAGGAGAACCTGGTTGTGGTAAAACTGCGATTGTTGAAGGTTTGGCAATGAAGATTGTGAATGGTGAATGCCCAAAAAATCTAATTGATAAAAGGATTGTGAATTTAGATTTAACCTCTGTCGTTGCCGGAACAAAGTATAGGGGGCAATTCGAGGAAAGGATGAAAGTTATTATTGAAGAATTACAAGCAAACCCGAACATTATTGTTTTTATTGATGAGGTTCACACTTTAGTTGGGTCTGGTAATTCTGCAGGTTCTATGGATGGTTCCAATATTTTCAAACCAGCCCTCTCTCGTGGTGAGATTCAAATTATTGGAGCAACAACATTGGATGAATTCAGAAAAAACATTGAAAAAGATGGAGCTTTAGAAAGACGATTCCAAAAAGTTATTGTAGAAGCATCTTCTGTTGCAGAAACTATCGAAATTTTAAAAAATATTCGTTCTAAATACGAATCATATCACAAGGTTAGATACTCAGACGAAGTAATTGAAATTTGCGTCAAATTAGCTGAGAGATATATCACAGACCGAGAGTTCCCTGATAAAGCTTTTGATATCTTGGATGAAGTTGGTGCACGTATGCAGACCGAAGTAAAAATTCCTGAAGTTATCGAAGAACTGAAGAAAAAAGCCGCAGAAATAAAACAACAAAAAATTGACGTTGTAAAAAAACAGAATTACGAACAAGCAGCTCAACTACGGGATAAAGAAAAAAAGTTGTTAGACAAGTTGGACTCGGAAAAGAAAAAATTTGATGAGGAGATGGAAAAACAAAAACAGGAAATAACTACGACGATGGTTTATGATGTGGTCTCAAACATGACGAAAATTCCTGTGAACAAGATGACTGTAGATGATACTAAATCACTTATAAATTTGGACAAAGAACTCACGGGTAAAGTCATAGGACAAGATTCAGCAGTCATCAAAGTGGTCAAATCTATAAAGAGGAATCGTTTAGGAATCAAAGACCCAAATAGACCAATTGGTTCTTTCATCTTCTTAGGTTCAACTGGTGTCGGTAAAACACACCTTGCCAAACAACTTGCGAAAGAAATGTTCGGTTCAGAAGATGCTCTTATTAGAGTGGACATGAGTGAGTACCAAGAAAAACACACCGTTTCAAAATTAGTTGGTGCACCTCCAGGTTACGTGGGATATGATGAGGGCGGACAGTTGACTGAAAAAGTTAAAAACAAACCTTACTCTGTAATTTTATTCGATGAAGTTGAGAAAGCGCATAAAGATGTTTTCACAATACTTTTACAAATTTTAGATGAGGGTCACGTTACAGACTCACTCGGTCGAAAAATCAATTTCAAAAATACTTTGATTATTTTGACCACAAACTTAGGTGTAAAAAAATTACAAGATTTTGGTACTGGTATTGGATTTTCAAATTCTTATTCAAATGAAGAAGCAAGAAAACAAGTTTTAATGAAAGAAATGAAAAATTTCTTTTCACCTGAATTCTTGAATAGAATTGACGACACAATTGTTTTTAATTCTCTCTCTAAAGAGGATATCAAAAAAATTACTGAAATTGAACTGAAAAAACTGTCTAAGAGACTTTATGATTTGAAGTACACAGTAACCTACGATGATACTCTGATTGAATATTTATCAAAAATTGGGTACGATGAATTGTATGGTGCCAGACCTTTGAAAAGAGCAATACAAGACAAAGTTGAGGATTTAATCTCTGAAGAAGTTCTGACAGGAAAATTTATCGAAGGAAAAACTTATCATTTGAAAGTTGAAAAAGATGAAATAAAAATTACAAAAAAGGGACGATAAGTCCCTTTTTCTGTATTTATACAAAATGCGTAATTCAATCAAAAAAAATTTTAGTGAGTCCGAATCCAAAGACTCACCGTCTAATTTAGATAATGTGTTGAAAAGGTTTGAATCCCAGTTTCAACAAGCTTATTTGGACCGGATTCCTATGATTAAAAATTTTGTAAAAAATTTCATAGAAAAATCTAATTATAATGTAAAATTTTTGAATGCTTGTACAACATACTTAGGTGTCAGAACAAGAGACCAAATCATCATTTGTGCTCCGAGTCAAATGTCATCTTTGGGAGATTTTCTCTACACTTTATTTCATGAAATAAGGCACGAACAACAAATTTCAGATATAAAAATGCCCAATCCTCTCTCTGATTTTGATTTGGAAGATTTCGAAAAAATTTATGAACAATATTGGGAGATGGAATTAGATGCAGACCAATATGCAAAAAACATGCTAGGTAGGTTAGTTTTTAGTTTGAAAATGCCGATTGAGGACGTAAAAAAAATATTCAGATTGTCCCAATTCATTGAGCAATATCCTCAAGCATCAAAAATTGTTGGGACAAGTTTAGAGAGAATAATTGAGACAATAAAATACATGAAGTCAAAGGGGATGGATTATTCCGACATACAAGACCATCCCATGGTTAAACCTTTTATAGAAAAATTAGAAAAATTTCTATAAATAAAACTTTTTTGGGTGTTTTGCTTTTTTGAAATGTAGCTTATAACCAAGTTTTTCAATCATGAGTTTTCCCATTTTGATTCCATTGTAAACGTCTTCTACAACAACATACTCGTTTGGAGAATGATAATCATAGTATCCAATAGAAAAATTTATACAAGAAAAATCAAATTTACTACGTAACGCAAATACGTCAGTATAAGGGTGGACCATATAATCGATGTAATCTTTATGCATGTTCTCAGTTAGAACTTCATTACAATTTTTGAAAAAATCCGACTCCCTATCAAACATAACTTGACCTGAACAAGTTTCAGTAACCATCCAATTTTCAGGAGCGTCAAATTGGATAGCGTAGCCTACATTTTTGAAGAATTTATCATCACAATTTCTTGAACCATGACAACCTGTTTCTTCGGAAACAAAAAACGCCGCTTTTAGAAAAGGTAATTCTGATAACAATTTCAAGCAAGCAAAAACACCAGCTTTATCGTCCCCTCCTATACCTGTTGGGGAACCGTTCTCATCGTAGGCCTTCAACGATAATTTTAAATCCCCTTGAGCATTAGGTAATTGTTCCTCTTGAATAGTTAAATGTTTAATGGAGTGAACAGTATCAGTGTGAGATACAACGCAAGGATAATGAAAATCATCATCCACTTCAGAAATTTTTTTGGTCGCATAAACGTTACCATGTTCGTCAACATAATTTTCAATTTTATTTTTTTCTAACCAATCAACTATGAATCTTATCATCAAATCTTCACGATAAGTCACTGTTGGTACTGATAGAACCTCTTTTAGGAAATTTAAATCGTTTTGCATAGCACAAATGTACTACAAATTATGTAATTCTCCAACTTTAAATAATTCTGGCTGATATAGTAAATTATAAAAGTTTTCCTCCGTCATTTTGAATTCTTTTTGTTTGAGGTCCTTTCTTAGTTTTACAATTATAGTTTGTGTTGGATAATCATACCCTTGTATAGAAAATTTAACTGAATTAAATTTGTCTTTGGGTAAATCATATAAAACATTAGGTCTAAATTTTTTTTCGATTCTTTGAATCATAGTAAGAAACCTTTGAGCCTGCTCCTCATTTTCCATAATTTTTTCGAGTATAGAATCCAAGTTATTTTCCACATATCTATTAAATCTCTCTGTGTCAAATCCTTCAGATTCTTGATATTCCCACGTTGAATCGCCCCATCCGCCCTCTGGTGTGTAATCTGATTTCAGAAAATTTTCTAAGATTTTTTCTAATGATAGTGTTAATTTACCCGTACTAACATACTGGTCGAATAATTTTCCAATTTCAATTTTGAGTAAACCATTCGTGAATTTTACACCGACTTGTGAGAAATAATCATCAAGGTCATTTTCGATTACTCTCTCAGCACTATCAGTCATTTGATTGTCCCTCTCCTGAGCATAATCAGTTATCATACTCCTAACTTCCTTCGGAAATAACTTATTCAGTAACACTGCGAATTCACTCAAAAAATCAGTATCTTGTGAAAAAGGTTTTTTCATGATGAAATTTGAAATAGTCTTCAATTTATCCCAATTGTCATCGTCTAATTCATCCCATATCCCATAACCCTCGTAAAAATCTGTCTCTGAAGTATCGGTGGTGTATATAGAATAACTTCCATAAGGTGAAGTCACCGCATCATAAAACCAAATATCATCATCAGATACACCTATCAATTTCAACAAATCAGATTCCCTTTCAAAATCATAAACTATAATACTTTTACTTAAATCATCGTAATTCACCTCAACTTTATTTATTTTAGGAATTGAATTCATCAATTCATAAGAATCAATTTTTCCCTGAATAAAGTTTTTCAAAGCAACAAAAGAATCGAATTTACCCATAATGATAAATAGAGGTTTGGAATTAAAATATTTATTGTTATATTTGTGAAAGTTATTTGAAATTATGGGCTCGTCACGGTATTGATTGGCGTGTGTAGTTATAGGTGGCACGTAGGAGCTGAATTAACTCCTTAAAAACTGATTTGAATAATAACTGGCAATACTTTTGCTAAAATGGCTGCTCTCGGTCTTATCGCTGAGGAAGCTGTTGTTGAGGCTTAATTAAATTAGGAACTCAACTTTCGGGTCGGGAAGGACATAAACCTAGGAACAGAAGTCCGTTATAGGGGTCACAGGTCAGAGCTCCTCCAAAATAACTCTGAGACCAGGTTGTTTGTGAGTTTGGTTCCCACATATATCAAACTCAATATTTCGGAACATTGAGAAACAATGTTGTAATAAACGTGTAGTCACTTATAGTTATCGCGAACAAGACAGCGGTTCGACTCCGCTCGGGTCCACCATTTTTTATTTTATGGGTTCAGATTGTAATATTTGTAGTAACAAGTGCATGGGTTTCATTGGAAATCATGGCGGTTGTTGTACGATTGCCGATAGAGATTTCATTATCGGTCCTCACCACGATACTTCCGATTTTTTAGATAGGTTATCTGAAAAGTTGGGTCGCGAAATTTTATTCAAAGAGGTTTTTTTAACTTATGAAGAGGGAAAAAATTTATTCCCGAATAAATCTACATTCCAAGACAAAAATAATTTTCCCGCACTCAAAGTAGATTTGAGTAATCCAAAATTACCCTGTATTTTTTATAATACACATGTTAGGTCTTGTATGATTTATGACGTAAGACCTGAAACATGTTCATCTTTTGAATGTAACTATCTTAGAGACCAAACTGAAACTTCGAACATTTCAAACAAGTAGGATATTTATAATACAGAAATATCAGTCCCATCCGCATCTCAATAGAGTTATGTGATGGGATTTTTATTTATAAATCAATAAACAAAACACAAATGAAAAAACACATTTTGTTATTTTTTGCAATGGTATTCTCATTAGCAACATTTGCTCAAAAGAAAGACGGATGGGACATATCTGTGGGAGCAACCGCTATGGCACCAATTGCAAAAAATGTTGATTGGGATTCCAAAGCGTGGGGTCAAAGAGTAGATTTCTCAAAGAAAAACTGGAATGTCTCTCTTGGTTTCATGCAAGACAAAGACGGATTCGCAAGAATTCCAGCTTTGGTTGGTTTCCGTAAGCACCTCAAAAAAGGATTCCATATCGGTCTTGATGGGGGTGTTACCTTCTTCAACGGACAAAAAGGACAATTTACTTATGTTCCTTCCGTTGGTTATAGGATAAACAAAAAATGGTGCTTAGAACAATCAATTCTAAGAACTGTTAAAGATGGTAAACATTCAAGTCTTGTAGGATTTGGATTGAGATATCATCTTTAAAAGTCAAAAAAATCAAAATGCATATGGAAAATTTTGAATTTTTAATGAACTGGCCTTTTTGGGCTGGTTTAGTAATTGGTGTTGTGGTGGGACCACATATCAAAAATCTTCTTGGAAAATTGAAGAAGTAACTAAAAAACCCTCGAGAAATCGGGGGTTTTTTATATTTATTTAAAAAAATTTTTATGAAAAAAATTATTTCATTTCTAATCACTGCTTGTGTTTCACTTATAATCGACGCACAACCACCTTCAAATCCTCAAAGACCACTACCTAATCAATTTAGAGACTTTGTAGACCATCAACAAAGATTTGGAATAGAAAGACCTATGATTGAAAAGAAAGACGGTAAAGTCATAATTACGATGTCTGAGGAACAATTCAAAAGAATGCAACAAATGAGACAGGCCCAAAGATTTAGACAGGCCCGTTTCACACAACAAAATTGTTGTCAAAGATGTCAAACTAATAATCCACGACCACACAGAGGTCCAAGACACAACAAATTATAATAATAACCCCTCAATTCGAGGGGTTTTTTAATAACATTTTAATAACATTTTAATAACACAACCTTAATCAATAAAAACAAGTTATACGACAATGCTTTTCTAATTATTGTTGTCAAAACTTGTAAACCTTGATTAAAAAAATTATTTTGTGTCTTTTAATACCAACTTTCGGTCATTCTCAAGATACATTATTCAACAAAACAATGTCCGAGGTCAAAATTCGCTCGGCAATTAAAAAAGAAACAACTGTTTCGATTATAAATTCTGTAAGAAATAATGTAGTTGTATCAGATGGACTTTCAAGTGAATCAATAAAAAAAACACCTGATAGAACTGTTGGTGACGCACTAAAAAGAGTAAATGGTGTAACCATACAAAATGATAAATTTGTTTTGGTAAGGGGATTATCTGATAGATACAATTCAGCAACTCTTAACAAAACCATCTTACCATCAACGGAACCTGACAGGAGGGCTTTTTCGTTTGATATAATTCCCGCATCTTTGATTGATAACGTTATGGTTTCCAAATCTGCATTGCCATCTTTACCTGGTGATTTTGGTGGAGGTGTGGTGCAGATTACAACAAAAGAAGTATCAAACAATTTTTTTTCAATGGGTCTCGGAGTAAGTTTCGGGACCGTTTCAACGTTTCGAAATTTCAAATCGGTGGATTATATTCTCTTCCCACAGAATTTTCCATCAACATACGTTTTCAGAACTGGAACAAATGGAGATAGAAGAACTTTCACAAAGTTACTGAGTCAACCCCCTTATAAAATTTTGAATTCACTCCCCAACTTGAACGGTAATCTTTCATTCGGTTTGAAAAAAAGTAAGTGGTCTCTTTTAACATCTGCTAGTTCAAGAAAGAACTATACCGTCAACTATATTGATAGACAAGATTATCAATCATCAACAGAACTTGCATACAAATATAGAGACACGTTGTTTACCCAAATTTTATTAGTAAATGGTTTACTGAATTTGACTTACTTGGGTGAATCGAAATATTCTTGGAAAACTCTATTCAACCATCAAATTGAAAACTCATACCTCACAAGGGAAGGTGAAAACTATGATAACGTTCAGGACGTAAGAAGTAACTCATCAAACAACATCATCAAAACAGTTGTTAATTCACAGGTTGAGGGAAAGATAAAAACACTTGATTTCAATTTAGGTTGGAATTTGATGTTGAGAGACCAACCTGATTATAGGGTGAATCCAATAACAAAATCACTTGGCTCGAACTCTACTTACACTACAGCTTGGAGGGACACTTATAGATTTTGGTCTGTAATGAATGAAAACTCATTTAACGGGTCAATAAATAAAGATTTCGGAGCTGTAAAAATTGGTGGTTCTTATCTTAAAAAAATGAGAAATTTTCAAGCAAGAATTTTCAGATACGATGCTTTGGACTTACTCAACGAAATAACAAATAACACAGACAGATACAAAGCGGATTTTGACTTGGGAAGTGGATATGTTCAAATTGATAAAACTTACAAAAAATTTAAAATAAATGGTGGTTTTAGAACGGAGTATAATCTGTTTGATGTAAACACATCAGACTTTAGTGGTCAAAAGGTCAACGTAAACAGAACATATTTTGATTTATTACCTTCCATAAACTTATCTTACAGTTGGGACAAAACAAAATTGAGAGTTTCAAGTTCTAAAACTTTATCAAGACCTGAATTCAGAGAAGTTGCAAATTTTGCATATTATGACTTTATTAGAAACGCACAAATTCTTGGTAATCCAACCCTTGAGAAAACTGATATCTACAACCTTGATTTAAAATATGAAATTTATCCCAAAGTAGGAGAAAACTTATCAATTGCACTTTTTGGAAAAAAATTTATCAGACCTATTGAACAAGTTGTTGCTGATGGTTCTGTTCCATCAAATCTACTTCTAACTTTTATGAATCCCAAAAATGCAAATGTATACGGTGTTGAATTTGAAATTAGAAAGAAAATAACAAAATGGTTAGACCTGTACACAAACTCATTTTTTTCGGGTTCGAAGGTAAATGTGAACGGATATTCGAGACAACTTCAGGGACAATCAAATTATGTTCTCAACGGGGGATTGAATATTCATAAGAAAAATAACACATTCAGTATCTCATACAATAGAGTTGGTGATAGAATATCCGCAGTCGGATTCCAAGGATATCCTGACATATTCGAAAATTCGAGAGATATAATTGATTTTGTTTTCTTAAAAAAATTCAACAAAGGTGAAATCAAACTTTCGGTTGGTGACTTACTTGCACAACCGTCGGTATATTATCAAAAAATAAACACGAGAGAGTTAATAAAAACAAATAATGAACAAACTCTTTCAGCTTCATTAAATTTAAATTTATGAAAAAATTTTTATCGGTTTTAGCAATCTCACTCCTTTTTACAAGTTGTGAAAAAAATCTTGGCGGTGGTGATGGACCAATTAACGTTCCCTCTTCCACAACACTCACTGGTTCAATCAACTCAACCACAACACTGACATCAGACAAAGTATGGACACTCAAAGGTTATGTTTACATCACAGATGGTGCAAAGTTGATTATTCAACCAGGTACAAAAATAATTTCTGACATAGCAGAAAAAGGGGCTCTGTGTATTGAAAGAGGAGCACAGATTTTGGCTGAGGGAACTCAACTGAAACCTATTGTTTTTACCTCAGGAAAACCTGAAGGACAAAGAGCACCTGGCGATTGGGGTGGAATTGTCATCTTGGGTAGAGCAACAACCAACAGAAGTTCCGAACCTACGATAGAAGGTGGAATTGGTAGACCTTATGGTGGTACAAATGATTTGGACAACAGTGGGGTTCTAAAATATGTTAGAATTGAATATGCAGGAATAGCGGCACTCCCAAATTCAGAGATAAATGCATTGACTCTCGGAGGAGTGGGAAGTGGTACTGTAATCGAAAATGTTCAGACAATTTATGCAAATGATGACGCGTTTGAATTCTTCGGCGGAACAGTAAACGCAAAAAACTTATACGCGTTTGCAACAGCTGATGACGATTTTGATTTTGACTTCGGTTATAGAGGGTCAGTTTCTTTTAGTATTGCAAAAAGAGACCCACAATTTGTAGATAATGGGGATGCGGGAAATGGCGTAGAATGTGATAATGATGGAACAGGTTCATCCGCACAACCTTTTACACACCCAAAATTATCCAATATGGTTATTGTTGGTCCGAATGAAACAGGTTCACTGACTAACCATAATTTGGGTTTAAGATGGAGGAGAGCAACGCAATTCACTATTACAAATTCAGTGATTGCTGGTCATATGAAAGGTGCGTTTTCACTTGAATCGAATGAAACAGCAACGTTTTACAAAGATAATATTTCAAAGTTTGAAAATAATCAGATTGGTTCATTTGACCCAACTCTAAATTTCAAATCAACATCTACATTATTTACTTCATCAGATATGAAAACCAAAGCGTTATCTCAAGGTAATATTGAGAAAACCTTTTCAATTTCGGAACTACAAGTTTTGACAACCCCGAATTGGACACAAGGGTGGACACGATTTCCACTGAAGGGTAATTAAAAAAAACCCTCACCTTATGGTGGGGGTTTTATATTTATAATAAAATATATTATGAAAAAACTACTATTACTACTTGCGATGTTGGGATTAGGAACAACATCATTCACTCAGAAACTTCATAGAGGGAAAGCACTCACAATTGTTGAGGGAAAATTTGCTTTTTGTGGGGCTTCTTCTGCTAAGGCAACGGGTAAAACTATTACTGTGGAAGGTAAAAAGTTCTTAGAGGGTGTTGCGGTTTGTCCTGTTATGGATGGTCCTTCAGTAGCAAACAAAATCTTGGTTCCGAATCCTTCACTTACACCTGATGGAACAGATAAAACTGTTTGGTCTTATTTTTGGTATTATGACAGTGTCCCTCAAGCTCCAACTTGGGAAAATTTACCAACGGTAAATAGAACATTCGTAATATCTAAAGGACCTAAAGGTGGAATGAGTAATATGTGGTGTATGCCTTGTGTTGTATTACCTAATAAGGTTAACGGTGTAACACTTGCAGAATGTTTTGGTCCACTTAATGAATTAGCGTTTCCGATGAGAAGAGCATTACGAGCTCATCCAGGTGAAACATCTGTAACTCAGGCACCTGTGGGGTCTTCATATCCTGTAGGAACAATTATTCCTGTAAACGCACTGAGTGAACTAAAGAAAAAGAAATAAAACATAAAAAAAGACATTATGAGAAAATTATTTAGAAGTCAGATAGATAAAAAAATTGCAGGAATTTGTGGTGGACTCGGTGAGTATACAAATATAGACTCTACACTTTGGAGATTGATATTTTTAGCTTTAATATTTGCACCAATACCAATTATTTTATTTTATTTATTAGCTTGGTTAGTAATACCTAAAGATAACTCACTTATAGGACAAAAAATATGAAAGAATTACTAAAAGATATTGAAACACTCGTTATTAAACACAAATGGACAATTCTATGTGTTATAGTTATTACCTACTTGATAATTGATTGGAAAGATATCAAACAAGGTTTAATAGACGGATGGTCAAATAAATGAATTTAACCCTCACTTCACGGTGGGGGTTTTTTTTGTAACAAAAAATTACTATCTTTGTTACACAATGAACAAATTAGGCTCAATTATTTTTATTCTGACAGTTTATCTTTTTTCTCAAGCGTTTACATTCTATCAACTTCAAGGACATCTTTGGAGTAAATGGATTAAAAACAATCCATTTATTATGACCTTACTCGGGGTACCTGTCGGATATTTGGTAATTTTAGCAAGTAGAGAAATGGTAAGCCTATATAACGGTGAAACTTGGCCTAATCGTATTATAGGATTCAGTATTGGTGTTATTGTATTTAGTTTCATGGCATGGCTTATTCTAAAAGAACCGATGACAACAAAAACTTTAATTTGTTTGTCTCTAAGTTTTGTTATACTTTTGATTCAATTGTTTTGGAAGTAAAAATATGGTCCCGTAATTCAACGGATAGAATGACAGATTTCTAATCTGTACATAGAGGTTCGATTCCTCTCGGGACTACCATATCAAAGGGGAGATTTATATCTCCCTTTTTGTATATTTATACCATATGAAGTTTGTTGATATTTTATTGAAGGAGGGAAGAAAAGAAGACCTCAAGAAAAAATATTCCCAAAAATTTGATAACGAGGTTATTGATTTTGTTTTGGGTGTTTCAGATTTACAAGATTTTAATCACAAATATACAGATTGGGTTTTGAAAGTTTTGGAGCCTGAAACAGATGTTGATATGAATGTTGAAATTGCGGTTGAGCTTGTCAAAGATTTTGACAAATATCAAAAACAATTAGAAAAAAAAGACATCAATCAATATCTTAGTTTTGAGGAATTAGAAAAAGCTTTAGAGCCCTTTAAAGAAAAAGAGAAGGAAAAGGAATTAGAAAACCAAACAGAAAAAATTTACGAAGACGATAATTTTCTTGTTTTAGTACCAAAAACAATAGAGGCTTCTTGTAAATATGGTTCAGGAACAAAATGGTGTACTACAGTTAAGGATGCAGACCATTTTCGTAGGTACACGAGCGGGAAACAAGGTTTATATTACATCATCAGAAAAAAAGGAAAAGAATATGAACCAAATTACAAAGTTGCGGTTCATATCAACGAAGCGGGATATGAAAATTGGTGGGACTCCCGAGACCACCAATTGGGGGGCGATACTGTAACTCTTTTCAAAGAATATTTTCCTGAATTATATTCAAAAATAAAAGAACATAGTGAAGAAAAAACCAAATCAAACTTTGAAGAATTGAACAAAGTTTTTGAAAAAAAAGGGCATAACTTCAGTGTTTACGGAAACTTTCATGGTGTACATAAAGATATTTTACTCGACATTTACGGTTATGATTTGATATCCGATATGCCGGGTAAAGCTGTAGGTAAACTAAAAATTTATTTAAATGTCGAAGTCATCGATGAATACGATGTATTCGTAAGTTACTCTCTAAAAAAAGGTAATCAATGGGGAGCCTCTGTTGGATTCAGCGAAGAGTCTGATGAAGAACCAAAATTTGATTTCAAACTTTGGGAATCTTGGGGTTATGATGTAATGATGAATTTTAACTACCCTCCTGAAGAATTACGATTGAATTTTGATAAAATTTTGTTAGGAAAAGTTTTCAAAAAAATTTTCGAAAACGAGGAGTTTGAAAAATTTTTAAAAAATATTACTGGTCCAACATGGAGAGCCAGCAGAATAAATCATGGGTATACTTTTGGTAAAAACAAAGGGCTGATAAAAAAGTTGATTGATTATTTAGATTCAGGTTACGATAATGGAACCAAATTAGATTTCCTTGAATATATTGGAAAACTAAAAACTCGAGTTGTAAATGGGAAAAAAGAATACGCTCACTCTTATTCAGATGTTTATCATCCATCAAAACAATTCAGGGGACATTTCGCATCATTTTTTGCATCGGCAAAACACGCTGGTATAATTGATTACGTAAAAGAAGGTTCAAAGTTTATAATTAAGAAAGGGCGTAATTTTGAACCGTTCAAAAAAGGTGAACTCAGAGCTCTTTAGATAATTTTCGAAAGTAGATATATAAACCAAAAAATAAGCCCGCAATACAATACAAAACGAAATTCGCTCTCCATAAACTTCCTGTCAGTAATATCAGGGAATATTGCACGGCATCGAATCCAAATGGATTGAAGAAAAGTGCTAACATTAGAAACACTTGAGATAGATTGTCTTGGAGTGTGTTTTTCCAAGTGGATATTTTTCTCACCATCTCCCATGAATTATTATTTAAAGTTTATGTCCTAAGACTTTGTTTTCTAAAATAAATACTTTAATTTTGGCACAATGATTGATTTAAAAAAATTACTGAAAGAAAAAGGATTAAAGACCAAATTTGAAGGATGTGCTCCCGAAGGTTTTGTTTTGGTTCATGAAAAAACATTAGAAGATTTAAAAGATTTTGATAATTGGAAAAATTGGAAAAATAATGAAATATCGATTGATGAACTTAATAAAATTAATTTCGAATCTGTTCAGTTCGAAGAAAAAAGGGAAAAAAACAAATGATGAAAATATTTTCAATGGGAGTTCCGATTGGGAGCAATATAATGATAATATCACATTTTGATTATTCACTACAAACTTACTTATGAATAAAATTATAAAAAACCCTACTTTTTTTGTTGATATAGATGGTACCATAGTAAAGTACCGAAAATTCAGTAAATTATTCGAATCTACCCTTGAACCTATTCAAGATGTAATCGACTATCTCAATAGTCAGTTTGATTCAGGTGCAGTAATAATCATCACTACCGCACGGCCCTCAACCTATGAATTATTCACAAAACAGGAATTAGAGAAAATTGGTTTGAAATATCATCAATTGGTTATGAATTGTGGAAGAGGTACTCGTGTTATATTTAATGATAAAGACCCTGAAGCTCCTCAAATCGAAAGAGCTATAGGTATAAATTTTATCAGAGACGGTGGCTTCAATAGTATTGGTGGACCACCAAAAATAGAAAATTATGAGTCAAACTAAAGTATCTTTCA